AATTCCATTTTCAACACTTCATCTACTTTCCATATATGTTCTGCAACCTCAACGCACATAATATACCAACCAAACGTTTTGTTTATCTGTTCTATTTGTTCTGCGTATCCTCCTTCACTTCCGCTAATTGACTTCGCTGGTTCAAATAGAACTTCTTTATATCTTGCATAAAATTCATTTCTTTGAGATAAAAAAAAACATTGATATTTAAAGCATCTTCAATATTCATCTTCTTCATCATCTCTTCATTCTTATCAATGTCTGTATCTGCCAACGGTGTAATCCTTTTCCAAAACAAATACTTACGTTTTGTAGGTCTTACGAAAATGGCTAATATCTTATGTATGTTTCTAACTATATCTTTCTCAGTTGGAGAAGCACCAACAATTGATTCATATTGGATCCACTCGTTGAAACTACTCTTCATTAAATCATCTACAATTGTAAAATTTGTTCCATCAATTGATAATTTAAACTTCTGAAGTTCCTTAGGTTCAGGAATAGTAATACTATCTACTCTCTCTCGTATCTCTTTGATTTTATACTTATCACCATCAATGTTAAATATCTTAATAACTGCTTGCGTGTATTGACTTGCTGTTAAGCCGCTTGATAAAAGATACACTTGTTGATATTGATCTACATTCATTTTCATACTCATATATAAGATTATTTTTGTATAGTAATTTGTTTTACATACTTAAATTTGTCGGTGTTCTTGTTGGTGAATAACTGGGTCGGAAATCTACCACCGTCTTTCAATTCTGGTGTTGTTCCAAATCTTTTATCATCACCATCACCAAACATATTATTACACTTATATTCATAAGTCTTTGTTTTTCTTGGTATTTTTTCATCTCCAATCTCAACCCTATTCCCATCTACATCTATTATTTTAGGACTTATTTGTGTCATACCAATGCTTTATTCTTTTTTTACTTATCTCCACATATTCAGGGTTCAATTCACAGGCGTATATGTTCTTATGATTATAGCCTGCTTTCAAAAGTCCAATAACTTCGGAGCCTGCCCCACTAAATGGAACATATACTTTTTGATTAACTATATCTGGAAGTTTGAATAGTCTTGCTATTTCATATATAAGATTGATAGGCTTTAAAGTGGGGTGAGTATTCTTAGTTTTTGTTTTAACTATTTCTGGTTCATCACAATTACATAATTCCCTTCCATCTCCTGCTTGAAAGTATTTATCACATTTACCACATTTATCTATATTTCTTGCTCCTATTAAATCTTTATCAGGTTCATTATCCAACCCCATATTCCTTTCCTTCTTTCCAACTTTTGGACAATAGTTCAATAAGTCGACATCTTCACTCCACTCAATTATATCATCAAGAACACTCTTATTCTTTGTCGGCTTACTGAATACACATATAGTTTCTACCATCTGTTTCAAAGGGGCTTTACTATATTTGTAACCATCAAAAACTTTTGCGAGGTCTGATGCTGGGGTTGTAAGTTTTATCTCATCATTATCAAAGTGTTCTCCGTTAGGTATAGGCTCTCTCTTAACTCCTTTCCTTTCTTTTCCATCAGGTGCTATATATGTTCCCACAACCTCCCTTTCTTTCTTCAATCTCTTATCTATCATCTTACCAGCATCAGTAGCCTTTGGAAAGTTTGAAACAAAGTACCAATATAAAGATTGGTTTATTTCAAAGCCATTTTTCACTGCGTAATAGTGTAGAGGTCCAAGTTGTCTATCCATACCGAACATAAGCATATAGCCACCATATTTCAACACTCTAAAACTTTCTTTAAAGTATGTATCTAATGCTGGTCCATCTAACGCTCCCCACTTATTCATAAAGTCTTGTGGCTTTCCTTTTATTTGATATGTTCCATCTGTATCAATGATCCAAGTGGATCCTAAATTGTATGGAGGGTCCGTTAATATAGTATTGAACTTATACTCTTCATAAGTTGTTAAATCTTGTAATACATCATCTATTTTCATCTTCATCTTTCAATCGTTTCTTTTTTGCATAGTATGTTTTCATATACTCTCTCACTTTATCCTGTTTGACCTCTTCAACAGTCTTATCTTTATTGTTCCATAACCATAGTATATACTTACGAAACTTAGGTGCATCCTTGATTTGTTGCTTATCAGCATAATACTTCTTCGCTTTGATATTGTAATATTCTGCATCTGTTTTAAGTGGATTGCTCATAGTCTTTTATTAGTTCTCTTATGTATTCTCTAAACTCTTTATGTATATTTCTTTCTCTATTCTCACGTACACGTTTTATAATCTCTTCTTTATTTTTTAGATAATATCTTCTCTGTGTCGCTTTTAATTTTTCAAGATTGTTATCACGCCACTCTCTTGCTCTTCTATTAATCTCTTCTTTATTTTTAAGATAATGTCTATCTCTATATTCTTTCTTCTTCTCTTTACTTATCATATTGTGCTCCACGACATCTGATTAGCCGCTGCTTTTTTTGTAGCCTTATTGGCTAAACCTAAACTGATTACACAATCATCGTGAAAACCAACAGGTGCTCCATATTTTATACTTCTCGTTTTCTTTGAATATTCAAATGTGAATACACCAAGTTCTTGAAACATCTCAGGAAACAAATCTCTTGTTGGTATGTATATGTTACCATCTGAAAACTCATATATCAATTCTTCAATAAGTTCTTCTTTACTTCTTTGTGTCGTAACAAATGGATATATTCTCTTGTAAAACTTCTTGATGTTCTCAAAGATTACATCACCAATTGAATTAACCTCAACATATAGAACTGGTTGAAATATGTGTAAGTATTTGATAATAGTTTTAACTATGAAATCCCAACTCTGTTTGTTAGTTCTATACACAAATACAACTTCTTTTCTCTGGTTCATAATCGTTAGAACTGTGAAGTCAGTCTGACGGGCAAGGTCCAAGCCTGCATAGTACCTATCACCATTCTGTCTTTTAGATATGAACTCTTGAATGATTGCAAGTTCTATAAGATTCTCAAATACTGCGCCTTGGTCGTCAGTAAATTTGGCTTCGTATTCTTGGTTAAAAACTGCGTCTGGTAAAGTCTTTCTTGCGTCCTCAACTTCAAGTAAATCATAATATGGATTATCTCTATAATTCATATAGTGATATTGATAATTATCATTCTCTGTTCCCATACCAAGTTGTGATAGTCTATAAAAATAATTTTTACCACGGGGTGTTGATGTGATAAAGGCTTTAACACCTTTCACATTTTGGGTTGGACGTATTGCTTTTGTCCACGCTTCTTCCTCTATATAAGCGGCTTCATCAACGAACACATATTCATATGAACCTCCACGTATTGAATCATAGTTAGTAGCACTCTTGAATATTATTTCAGATCCATTTATAAACTTGATAGATTGATCTGCTTTGTAATACTCTTGAATTGCTCCTGAACCAATAAGTCCTTCAACAATTTCATTGAATACATTTTTAGTAATTGAATAAACTGGCGACACCCATAATATTTTACACTTGGTATTAATAGCATAGTATAATGCGAGTTGTATAAGTAGTGAAGACTTCCCTGATTGACGAGAAGCATTTATGATATGAAATTTGGCTGATGAATTGAATATCTCATTCTTTATTCTTTCTTGACCTTTATGAAGTGTTATACCTTTAATTGTTCTCAATACTTTCTAATGCTTTTTTATAGGCATTAGCAGCATCTATTTCATTTTCATATCTTCCAAGAAAATGAAGTTTACCACCAATCTTAATTTGTGATTGCCAATTTCTATCTCTCTTGTAAAAACATACACCTGGATATTTAGATGAATTATTTTTTGAAATCTTAGATTTTGTTGTATTTTCTCTTGTGGTAAGTAATTGTAAATTATCTATTCTATTGTTTGATTTATTATTATCTATATGATCAATTTGTAATTTGTACCCATCATACTCACCATCACCAAAATTGTTCCAAACTAATTGATGTATTTTGAATCTATTTTTACCAGATAATGTTATTCTTTCATAACCTTTATGGTTAGAATTTCTTAATATTTTATTTGATAAGTTACTATAAACTCTACCATAATTACTTATTTGATAATCGCCATTATACTCTTCTATATCTTTCCAAAGTTCTTTCATTCACTTATTTTAATTTCTGGTCCTTGTTCATTATTGCTACCAAATTGAAATTGTATCTTTTCACCACCACTCGTCACATCAACGTATTGTTGCTCAACCCAACCAGCTCGGGTTTTTAAAAAAAATATGCAACTAATTTCTCGACCCTTATCAATGTTCTCGTATAACTTTGAGGTTACGAAATCTATTGCGGCATCACCAGCTTCCAAAACTTTTGAATGAAATTTGGGATCGGAATTTAACCAATTGTGATATGTGCCTCTTACAATTCCAGCAGTTTTTAATGCGGGTTCGATTACTCCGTGTGATTTAAATAGAGCCTCTATAAATATTTTCTTCTTTTGAATTGTGGATACTCTTGTCTTTGTAACCTTTACAATTTCTCCCTTTTTTATATTATCCATTTCTATATAATTACTTAAATTAGATTTATATTGTCATCCTTTTTCACTACCTTCTTTTTCGTTTTAGGTGTTGTCTTTTTAGAAGTTCGCTTAGGGGCTTTTTTACTTGTTTCTTTACTGGGTGCCTTTGTGCTCGTCTTGTTGACCACAGGCGTTTCCACAGGTTTTTCAGCCAATTTCTGCTTCTCTTTATAACTATTAAATTTCTCTCTAATTGTATTGAAGTAGTTATTCACTTGTGAAGCGTAGTTTCTAAGGCAGTCAGGACAGGTATTATCTAAACCTTTTCCGTATAATAGCCTATAACAATATTCAAGGTCATCTGTTCTGATATTATATTTCTTTACGTTTTGCCATCTCTCACACATTAGTATTTCATTATCAGTTAACTTTGCTATCATAGTTTTCATATCATTTTTTCTTTTTTGACAATCAGAACAATTTCCCATATATGATATATATAAAAAAATAGATGCTCTTTGTAACTTTATATAAAAATAAATCACTTTTAGTTTTTTTGTTACAATTATTTGCTTATCTTTGTAGAGTATTAATAATTAAAAATTAGAATTATGAAAGTAACTATGGTTGTAAATGAAGTAAGAGAATATGAAGTAAATGAAAAAGAGTTTACTGAATGGATGGAATATGAAGGATATGATATGGATGACCCTGATGAAATAATTCCTGCTATGGAGGCATATATTTATGAGAATATATATGATGATGTAGATTCTTTCACACCTATTGATGGTCAATCGGAAATAAAAGAAATCACTAAAACTTAAATGATATATAAATGAATATGGATTAACAAAAATATGAAAAAATTAAGAATTTTTATATGTAATCTCTTTAAATCTAAAGAACGTATTAAGAAAGAAACTGCTAAGAGAAAGCGAAGAGCATACTATCTGAAAAATAAAGATAAGTATCAAACATACTATCAAAAGAAAAAGAAAGAAAAGATAGATGCAAAGAAAGAATATAATAAAGAATACTATAAAAAGAATAAAGAGAAATTAGATAAAAACAATAAAGAATACTATCAAAAGAATAAAGAAGCAATTGCTGAAAAAAATCGTGCCAACAAAAGAACATACTATCAAGATAATAAAGAGAAATTTAAAAAA